GGTGGCAGGACGAGCTCTACGAATCCCTGCTCGCCGCCAACGTCTGGAACCCATCCGTTAACCCGGACGGGTGGAAGAAGATCACGGAAGAAGGTACATAGCCATGGACACCAAGACCATCATCGTCACCCTCGTCTGTGCCGTGCTCGGCTCGTCCGCGCTGACGGCGGTAGTAAACGCCGTCGTCGGCGCGATACAGAAAAAGCGCGGCAAGGCCACATCGCAGGATGAGCATCTCGGCGAGATCGACAAAAAGCTCGACAAGATGCAGACGCATCAGAACGAGCAGTATCTGGCTATCCTCCGCCTCACGATCATGAGCGAGGAAATGCCAATGGCAGAGCGTTTGATCGCCGGAGAGAAGTATAAAAAGATGGGCGGGAACGGCGACGTGAAAAAATTCCTGAACCAGCTGGAGGCGCAGTGCGGACACAGTAATGGAATTCAGTAAAAAATGGCTGATTTGCAGCGCGCTCGTCAGCCTCGCGCTCATCATCGCCTGCGCGGCAGGCGCAGATCTGACGGAGATCACGCTTGCGGTGCTGGCCGAAACAACGTCCTCCAGCGGCTTTTACCTCTGGAAAGCCAAAAATGAGAACCGCGCGAAGTACGCGCAGAAGTACATGGATAAATGGGCCGAAAAGTACGGCCCGGAAGCGGCAGCACGCATCGCGGAGATCGTGCTGAAAGATTGAAAGGAGCATACTTATGGACTACACACAGATCATCTCGGCAGTGATCGCGCTCATCAGCGCGCTCGTTTCGGCATTTTTGATCCCGTGGCTCAAAACCAAGATCGACGCGGACAAGCTGCAAACACTCCGCACTTACGTTGAGATCGGCGTAAAGGCGGCGGAACAGCTCTACGCGGCAACGGACGGCGAGGAAAAGAAAGCCTATGTGATCAATTTTCTGGCCGAACACGGAATCCGGTTCGACGTATCTACAATCGATCAGCTGATCGAGGCCGCCGTGCTGCAGCTGCACCACGAGTTATACGGGAGTGAGCGGGCATGAGCGTTATGAAAGCCTCCGAGCTCGTCAGGCGGCATATTGACGTCGCGAAGAATTACCAAACCGTGTATATGTGGGGCTGCTTCGGGATGCCGGTTACAGAAAGCATCATCCGGGAAAAAGCTGCACAGTATCCAAGCTGGTACACAGCCGCCAAGCAGTCTGAGCTGCGCAAGCAGATCGGCAAGAGCTATTTCGGCTTTGACTGCGTGAACCTCACGAAGGGCATTCTGTGGGGCTGGAACGGCAATCAGAACGCGGCATATGGCGGCGCAAAATACGCCGCGAACGGCGTCCCTGACGTCTCCGCCGACGGCATGATCGCGAAGTGCAGGGACGTATCCGCGTCCGGCTGGGACAAGCTCGTCCCAGGCGAAGGCCTGTGGATGCCCGGCCACTGGGGACTGTACATCGGAGACGGCTTGGCCGTTGAGTGTACGCCCATCTGGGATAATGGCGTGCAGATCACCGGCGTCGGCAACATCGGTGTCAAGGGCGGCTACAACAGCCGCGTATGGAAGAAGCACGGGAAGCTCCCGTGGATCGACTACGACACGGAAACCGTCGACAAGGCCGTCGAGGACGCCAAGAAGACCATCAAGGCAAAGGCCGGACTTGCGGACAGCACGATCAAGTATCTTGCCGATTACAAATACGGCGACGACCTCCTGAAAAAGCTGGCTGCGGCCATGAAGTAAGCCCCGCCCGGCGGCGGGCCGAAGGGAGTGACGAAAGCATAACTGCGCGGCTGGCTCTGCCGAAGGAGCTGGAACACCTCACGCGCAGCGACTGGGAGCGCGTCGCTGACGAGGGCTTATTGGATGAGATCGATCAGCAGATCGTGAATCTTTATATCGTGCGCAGGCTCCCGCAGATGGACGCTGCCGCCGAGATCGGCGTCGACCGCAAAACCATCTCCCGCCGCCTGCCGCACATCTATAACACCGCCCGCCGCCTGACAGGAGCATAACGCAAAGCACCCGTGGGATTCGTCCCACGGGTGTTTTTGTATCAGGCCCGCAGTTATCCTGCGGGCTTATTTTGTTGCATGAGCGCGTCCCAGCGGGCCCAGAGTTCGCGGTTGCAAGGTTCGCCGTGCAGCGAATCGAGAATATCAGCGACTTCTGCCGGGCTTTGATAGTACAGGACGCACGTTTCGCCGGTCTGCGTGCGCTGAAATTGCAGCTTTTTCGGCCATGCCGGAAAATGCGAGGATACTTGCATTAAAAGCTCAGGCTGCCCGTAAACCCGCAGCCGTGGTGTCCTGATGGGCTTGCCACGTACCTTGTGCGGCCAGAGATCAAGGCAAGCTTGCAGCTCCACCACACCGCGGCAAAATCCCTGCCAATCCGTCACGTCGGCGAGGGACGGGAGAAGATGCACCTTTGCGGATTTCATAACCCAAAAGTCTTTCTTCCCGTCTGCGCGGTGCTGGAGGTATGGCGCGGTTGGGAAAAGCTCGGCAACCGCGTCGATGTACCACCGATCAACACAGCGCACAAGGAACTTGCCGCAGGTATCAACGCCGAGCAGCATGAGGATCGCTTGCTGATAGCCGTTCATTCCCGCGTCCTCCTTGCTTGCGTTGGCCGCAATCATCAGCAGATGCGGATGAAACCATCGCTGCAAGCCTTGAGCGTGTAGCTGGTGCTGTCGTCGTGCGCGTCGGCGATCCACTCTTCTTCATCATCGTCGTACCGGATACTGTCGTAATCGACGACCAGATCGGCCATCTCCTCTGCATTGTCTGCCAGCCAGTCGCGGATCATGGTGTCCATCATATCCCTGTTCATTTCGTACATTTTATTTACCTCCGTCATTTAATTTATCTTATGGTCTTATTATACGCCCACTGGGCGCAGAAGTCAAGAGGAAAATGAAAAAAGTTATAAAAAATAAGCGCCGGAAGCCCATCCGGCGCTTGCTTTTTTATCGAT